ATTTGATCAATAACAAACTTAAACTGAGTTGGACTTGAATAGTCTAACTTAGTTGGTTGTCTGCTAATTGGTGAAGTTTCTGTAGTCATACTAGTATTTAGGTCAAAAAAAAGGGTGTCCTGAGACACCCTTTAATAGTTGTACAGTTAAACTTACTTTTACATTAAGTTTGCAACTTTAACTCGGCGATACCATGCGTTGGTATTTGCATCTAGTGACGCATCAGCGTTAAGACCAGAAGCAGGGAAACCAGCAGAAGCAGCACCAGCAGCCGCGAATGGATTAGCAGCAAGACCATAACGAGTCTTGAATCCAATCTTAGGTTGGAAGGTGTTCTCACCCACTGCACGAACCATTTGTAGAGGTACATATGGACAGTAGAATACACCAGCGTCATAAGGTGAAGTACCCTTATAACCGACAACGTAGTATTGAGCAGCAGATACGTTAGCAGCAAATGGGTCAACATACACTTTATAACGACCATTCATTACACCAGCGAATGTTGTTTGAGTGTCATCTACGTTTAGACTGTTGTTTAATGCAGGAGTGTAGTCAAGAATACCCGCCATTTGTAGAGCAGAAGCAACATCAGCAGAACAGATGATCATGTTACCCTTACCACGGCGAATTTGTTGACCGATTGCATTTGCATCACGTTCAATTGAGAACATTAAACCTTTAAACTTCTCAACAGACCAACGACCATTAGAGTCAGTATCCAAATCAAAGACACCAGCAGTAGTGGTGTTAATTTGAGCACCTTTAACAGCAGTTATGTAAATGTTTCGTACTACTTCACGATTTATTTCTGCAAGAACCTCAGCAGAAAGAATGTTAGCAAGTTCTGTTTCTGCGTCTAGACCATGAATTGCTTTAAGGTCTTGAGCAAGTTCCATTGTGTATTCTGCTTTTAGAGCACGAGTAGTAGCAGTTACTGTGGTTTTCTCAATTGAGAACGCCATTTCAGCAAAACCATTGTCAGCAGAGTCACCTAAAGCTTCACCCTGTGCAGTAGTCATACCTGCACCAGCAGTGTAAGCACCAGCAGGACTATCGTTTAGAACAGATGGGTTTGAACCTGACTGATCACCCGCACCCAAATTTCCAGCAGAGTGGTCGCCCACTCCACCGCCAGCATTGTTGTCGTTACCAAAACCAGTATCTGCTTCATCCACCAATGCCTCTGCACCATCTTGTGATGCAAACTTAGCACGCATTGCAAAGATAAGACCTGTTGGGCCAGTCATTGGCTGAACACCACAGATGTCATATGCAATGAGTTGTGGCATTGCACGGCGAACTAGTGAAATTAAAATTGGGTCGAAGTTCTGTACACCACCAGCAGCATCACCTGTTGCGTTGGCAGGTGCAGCTTCACCTAAAAATGCACGATCTTCTTTTAATGCTTTTTCTTGATTTTCAAGAACAAGTGTAGTTACGGCCCTTTTGTACGGATCACTGATTTCTGGTAAATCAGGGTGTGCAAGGACTGGCTGCCACTTTTCTTGTAGACTTTCTGTTTGATACATTGTTATCTCCTATATCTACTATTATTAAAAATTAATTGTTTGCACCTTTGGCGGTCTTACTCAGTGCAGTTAAGTATGCTTGCATTGAGTCCGACACATCAATGTCCTGTGCAGGGCCAGCATCTACATTATCAACTGATTCAAACACTTCTTGAACATTATTAGGAAAATAACTTTCCTTCAAAGTTTCAAGTTTGGTTGTGTAAGTGTCTTTGTCGTCAAACTCAACATCTTCCACTAGTGATTTGAATTTCTCAATCTCGGTGTAAGTCAAATCTTCACTAAGTGAGGAGATGACCTCTTTACGTTGCAACTCATTATTTTCTTTCTTAACAGAAATATTAGCATTGAGTGCCTCGTTTAACTTTTCTTCTAACTCATCAATACGTTGTGATTGTGACTCAAGTACGTCATACTTCTCATCTGGCACATCAACGTAATGATCTTCAAACAATTGTCGTAGACCACCGATAAAATCTTCTGCGATTTCACCTTTTAGTCCACGTTCAATAGCAAGTTCGTTCTCATTTATCCACTCGTCTACAGCATAGTTAAGATAGTCATCTACCTTTTCTACTAGAGAATCTTTATGTGTTTGAACAGTTTCTTCAAGTTCATCATTGTAATCCTCTTGAATACGAGTAAGTTCTTCACGAACTTTAGCTTTTACTGCAGCTTCAAATACAGTTGCAGCTTTTAGTTTAAATTCTTCTGATAGATCACCTTCACCACTCATAAGAGCATTTACATGATCTGATACGTCTATACTTCTGATATGTGCTTCCATCATCTCGTCATCAGCATCATCTTCTTCTCCTCCATGCACAGCTTCGTGATAAGCAGCATGTAGTTTTTCTACTTTTGACTTGACCATTTTGTCAGCACCACTCATCATTTCTTTGTGCATATCTTCATTTGACATGTCTGACGTATCTTTCATGTCTTTATCTGGGTGTGCCATTTCATGATAACCCGCATAGATGTTTTCCATTTGTTCATGATCAGCTTCTTCACCCATAACCGAAATCTTACGACCAAACTTTTTTTGTAGATCAACACCAAGAGAACCAGCGCCATCACCTTGAATAAAGATGTCACCTTTACCCCTAAAGGCCTGTCCACCGCCATCTACTTGATCACTATCTACGTCCTCAATGTCACCTCTATTATACTGTGGTGAGTTCATGATGAATGATTTTACTTTGTCAACCTCTCGGTCAGATACAGTAACTTTTACGTCATAGTGATTATTTTTTACAGGTTTGTAGGCCTCTGGCATGTTTTTCATCATATCTTTCATGGCAGTAATCATTTGACGTTTAGTCATTTTTTCATGCATACCTTCTTTTTTACCATGCATACCTTCTTTGATCTTTTGCATTGGTTCTGGTTTACCTTCGCCTTTAGTGACTTGATCTTTTACTTCTTTTGATTTTGCAGCGGCCTTTTCAGGTTCGTCACCTAAATCTTCTATCTCACCTTCATCTGCATCAATCTTTTTCATTGGTTCAGCTGGAGCTGCACCTTTTTTTAAAGGAGCACTGCCATTGGCTTCCTCAAGTTCTTTAAGAACTTCGGCCTCTAACTCCTCAATTGTTTGATCTAATTCGTTAGCCATCGGAAATGTCTCCTTAATTAGTGTTCGTGTTAGAATATATTTATAAACTATAAAAGTTTAAGGAATTTAGCAAATTCTAATGCAGCTTCCTTATCTTTAGTTTTATTTATTCGTTCTTTCATTAATGTTAATTCTGCTTCAATGATAGAACCATGATTCCAAACCCATTCTTTTCCTTCCATTATACCTTGTACGAAAGCATTTGGTGCAGAAGGGTCTGCAACTATGTCTGCTGCCGTTGCAAGATAAAAGTCATCTCGCACATAATTGGCACCATTTTTTTGTTCTAAACTTCCCATACCCCTTGAGGATACACCAAGTTTAGCACCTTCATCCATAAGACTTTTTACTATCTTACCCATTGGAGTTTCAAGTATTTTTGCCTCACCGATAAAATTCTTTCCATCTGGAGTTAGAGAAGTGATCATGTGTGATGCTCTCTCTAAATTCACAGTTGGGCCTTCTGGGTGTCCTAACTCACCAAAGGCACGCTTTTCATTGATATACTTTTGATTATATCGTTCTACTTCTTTTTGTAGGATTCCTTGTGGGTAAACTCGACCATTGCGATTTTTAATATCTGCCTGCATGAAGATGCCTTTGATCTTATAGTTTTTACCACCATCTTCTTTTTCTTCACAGATATATTCTATATCTTGTATTTGTTCTGATATGAGTTTCATTGTTCTATCCTTATGATGCTACTGAATTACCTTGTGACACTTCTTCTACATGAACTGCACCATCACTTCCAGCAGTTTCATTGATTACTGAAATAAAGTATGATGTGTTTGTAAAGTCATAAAATACTGCATCACCAGCATTATTTGAGTCACTATCTGTTCCATCTAATACAAGAAAATCTCCAGCATTAGAACGTGAAGCATCTGTTCCGTCTAATACCACACGACCTTCTCCACTACCTACCAGAAAACCCTCTGGATATGCAACTATTGTTGAGTTTGCTCTTAGATACATACCATTTGTTGAGGTTACTGTAGTTCGGTCAGAAGTAATAGTTACTTTTATAAAGACATCTTGTCCACCAAACTCACTTACTCTAAATGCAGACCCCATTGATAATTTTCCTAATTCCAAACCAGCCGCAGAATCGTCTGCTAAATCAGATGTCGTAATAGTTCCACAGAATCTTTCTAATTTGAAACTCATATCCCTGTCCTTATATTTTTAACATTTCTCTCTCAAAATAGTTCATTAGTTCTTTTTCCGTAACCTTGAACTTTTTTGCAGAGTCTTTAATTGTTTTTTCAAAAGTATTTAGAAAATCCGAAGGTTTATCATCCATTATCTTGAATATGTTGTCAACAGCACCCTTCATCTTTGGTGATAACTTCTTATACTCTTTAGTTCTTTTATGTTCATCCCTCTCTAAAAAGGGTGTGTACATGTCATCAAACTTCAACATCCTCAATCTCCGTAGGTGTTGATTTAACAAAAGAGTTTGCAACCTCTCGTCTTTTTATCTCTAGAGCGTCACCAACTTTTTGTGACATTACTTCCTTAAATGCCTTTTCTGCATCAACAACATCGTTGTTTGCAAGTGAATCTATTATATCTTTAGTCTCCATTTTCATCTCCAAATCTTGAAATGCCATCTGAGTCTGGGTCTACTGCAATTCCACCATCTTCAACATCCATACCAGCTTCTTGATTAATTTGTTTTTGCATTTCTTCTATTTCATTATCAGTCATATTTAGTACATTTTTTTGAACCCATTCCTTACTGTAGAATGTGCCAATATATGATTCGATATTCTGTAATGAATTAATTTTATTTTCAAGTATTTCTGCTTTCTTTAATTCTGCAAAATATCCATCTTGCATGAAATCATATTGAATGTGTTCTTTAATAGAAGGCCATTCCTCTAATGAAATTACACCTTTCAATATGAGTTGTGTTTTAAGTATGTCAGATAACAATGGTGTAAATCGTTTACGCAATCTCTGAACAAACTTTGTAAACTTCAATTCATCTCGTGTAATTTCAGTTGAACGACCCAAACTAAAGTTTGACTCAGATTCCATACGAGAAATAGGTACATTCAATGAACGATACAACTTGTTCTGAAAATACTTGATGTCATCAATCTCACCTAGATTAGAACCGCCAGGCAAAGTAGTAATCTCTGTTCCACGACCACCTTCCCTACGGGGCAACCAAAAGTCCTCAAGCATACTCATCTGATTACGATCATCTCTTATCTCACCAGTAGATGCATCATACACCAACTTGTTACGATAACGATTCATCACATCTTTAAGATACTGTTCAGCTTTTATCTTTGGTAAGTTACCAACATCAATATAAAATATACGTCTTTCTGGAGCTCTTGATATACGATAGATAACCAATGAGTCCTCAATCATTCGTAGTTGATTGACAGGTTTAATTGCTTTATGTAAATAAGATAGTATATGACCTTTATTTTGATCTATGATGCCTGATGGACAAAATGCAATACTATCAGATGTAAGTCTTAACCCTTGTACTGTTCCGTAACTTGCAAGTGACTTTTCATTGTAAATGTAATAGTCGTTTAGTTTCTTAACAGTATCCTTTCCACTTGCATCTTTACTTTTACTAACCTCACGAATTTTACGAATCTTTTGTGGGTCAATATAACGTAATTCTGTAATACCCTTTCTTGGATTTTTGGAATCTATGATTTTATGATAGTAGATACGACCATCAACATACCACCTACGAAAAATGTCATGACCCTTTACATTAAAGTCTAAGAGTCTAAGTACAACATCAAATTCTTCCCGAATTTTATCTAGAACACGTTTGGGTTGTTTTAATCCATCAAGAATAATAGAGATGGACTGATCTCGCTCATCAGACACAATTGATTCATTGATGATGTCCTCGATTGCAGAATCACATTCGGGTTGTTGTGCAATTTGACGATACCTACGAATAAGATCAGCTTCAGTTCTTTCACGACCATCAGTGTCTAGAACTTGGCCAAAGAAACCACCACCAGCAACTTCGATACTACCATCATCTGGAGTGGGAAGTGTTAGTTGTTTTTTATCTTCCTCACTCTTTACTTTTTCAAATTTGAAACCAAAAATTTCAGCCATAATAACTCCTACTGTATTTTAAGTATTTAGTAGGTTAAATTAGAAACTCACACCAGATGGTTCAAAGTGTTGGTATCTCCATGTAACTTCAAAAGTTTCAATTTCTGTAGCTTCTGCACTTGATAGGTCAATCTGTGCAACTGTCAGTGGATAGGCATTACGGAAAATATATGTTTTTAGTACAGTGTCATCACGATCTAATTGTTCAACAGTTAAATCTGTTTGATAATCAGCTGGTGAAGTTACACCAGTATTTTCAACATAATCATTAATTCCGTTTTGCCACAATTCCATTGCGTTACGAATCATGAAGTCGGTATCATTGTAGAAGGTAACAGTCCATGTCTCAGGAGCTGGTCGATCACCACTCACATAAATGTTACGACCACGAAATGGTACAGCAATCTCACCTAGAGTTGAAGCTGGTAAGTTTGATGCAGTTGCCAAAAAAGATGCCCTACGAACATCAAGTCCAATTGCAATGCCAGGCGGTGGTGTGATTGTGACTCGAAACTGATTGGCACGAGCACCACCACCGATTAGATTTGCTTTAAAATCATCTATTGCTGCCATGTTAGCCTCCTACCTCACTAAATGCAACCCCAGTTCTTGTTGCAATAAAGTTAAGTGTTATAAAGTTAATTGAACGAGCAGGTTTAATAAAGATGTCTGCAACAAACTCATTACG